TATATTTATTTGTCCAAATGTTCTTATATTATCTGTCATTTTATCACCTATTCACCTAATATAAAATCAACATGCATACGAGACACTTCGAACCCGTCACGATATTTAGTCGGGTGTACTGTTGCCAAATATTCGCACCATGTATCCCATAGATATTCGCACCCACCCAGCTTGTGGCAAGTGTCGATATATAATTCTGCCTTTTTACGCATTAGGGCATATGATGCATTGGCACCATATTTGAACGTGCCAGCCGATAATCCAAACCTAGCTAGGTTATGACTATCCAAACAGCCAATTTCACCCAATGCTAATTGAATGACAAAACCTGCCTTGGCTAGTCCCAGATTAGGGCATGATGCCACATATAAGAGTAAATCTGGTAGGTCAATTTTGCCAGCTTGATAGTCAATAAATTTGGCATGAATATCTTTTTTATTCCGATGGATATATCTATAGGCTTTTGCCTTTACAGCATTACGCATATATCTGCTATCCAATCCATTATTTTTAACGTCCTTATTCATGCCACCCACAAGATACCAATGCGTCCTAATTGAATTTATTACACAAATCATAGTATCAGCCAACACATCTGGGCTGCTGATACACGCATTGCCAATTTTGGTTTGGTGTTTTTTGAACATTGTTAAATCTCCATGTTCGGTTAGAATATGCATAGGCTTGCAATGGATTATAAAACCCATTGCACGCTATTTATTCAAGCTGATAACTTTTTGAAGCGTCCCTTGCTATCTCTTGGGTCGCCTTTCTCAAGGCGTCTAATCCATGAAACATTCTGAAAACCAATAGAACCTTTCGCACCATATCTATTTGTCATGCGTACATAACAGAATAATAGTGGAAATTTCGTATTGATAGGACGAATATAAAAGTTACCAATTTCAAGATTTACACGCATAGCTATACCTCGTGTTAAGAGTTTACGCCTAGTTATCCAGACGCACCTGCAACACCATTGCAAGCCTATGCATACTCTTATTGGCTGATATGTTCACTTCAAGAGGCGATGGACGCCGTGCCTTGTCGTTGCATGTTACTAGTGTCAATTACCTAGCGTGTGCTTTTTTGATACGTTGCCTTTCTTGCCATGTTGTGGGCATATCTTTAGGCTTTGCCAAATTCTGGCAAACATAACCACGATGTGACATACTTTCAAATTTGCCCATTAGGCTCGTCACATTGTGACTAGTTATCTGCCTAGTCTTTAGGGCTTGGCGTTTTGCCTTGCTATGCCTTGCCATGGTTAAATGCCTCTTTCGTTGTCTCTTTCGATGATCAATAGATGACACACAAAAAAGCTGCTTTGTGTTGTGACAACGACAATAATTGTCTCAATCACGACAAAATGCAAAAAAAGTGACAAAAAAAGCAAAAAAATTTGGATGATGAAATAGGCCATGATCGGCCTAATCATGGTTATACTTATAATTATATATAAAGGTGTTTTAGTGTGTTAATACATTAGCACAATGTTTTAGTGTTTTAGTACGTTAAAACAGAATGATAGGACTGTGACATTTATGCAACACTGTGGCTGCAAAGACACATAATACAAATCTTTAGTATGACAAAACAAAGTTAGGCATGGCTAAACTTGTTAGATAGGGCAGGGATAGGTAGGCTTGACTAAATAAATAAGACAGGACTAGGTAACCTGTCAAATTTTTGACATTGACAAATCAAATGTTCTCGTTTTGTTCCGGCCAGGCTGTCAATATTTTGACATGTCAATTTTTTGACAAGATTTTGCTTGACTTTTTTGATGTTCTCGTTTTGTTCTGGATAGACTGTCAAATTTTTGACACCCCCACGCAAAAAATCCTAGCATGTCTATATATATAAAGAGGGGGTGCAACATATTTTTAAAAAATTAAGGGTGTTTAATCATTTGAGTGTGACATTTTTGCAACACTAAAAAGGGTACCTGGTAAAAATCCTACCAGATGTGTCAAATTTTTGACAGTTTATGTGGGGAAAAACAGATGAAAATAAAAACCCAGGGTACCCATCGGGGCTATATAGTTATATACAGGCTGCGGGCTATGTAGATCTAAATAGATCTAAGAAGATTCTTAATAACTTTGATTATCTTTGATTATTTTTTATTACTTGTTATTCTCTTTTCATAACTTGTACAAGCTCTAATCATCTATATAGACTATTATAACATTCACTTGCATCTTTGTCAATACCTATGGTATACTTTTTATTGTCACCAAGTACGATTTATCAAAGTACTGTGACATAAATGCAACACAAAGGAAAAATAATGTTTGAAGCATTAGTTTTAGTTTGTTTTATTGATCAAAGTTGTGTAGAATTACATAACAATAGAGGTCTATATAGGACTGAACAAGCTTGTAAAGCCAGAACAATAGAAATGGTTTCAGATTTTGTATCAGATCCTGACACACCACCTGTAATAACTATTCAATACAAGTGTATAAAACAACAAGGACAATCAATATAAATGCTTGACACCCATAACACTGAACAATTACCAGATATTTCTGGTTTGTCATCCTACATGGACTTGAGAGATAAGCTGAATGCTTACAATAATCACAAGGCTCAAGAGGATTTCTTAACATTTGTGCAGATATTTGCACCTACGATTGTGTCAGACTTTAAAATGGGTAGGCATATTGAATTACTCTGCGAAAAGCTACAGGGTGTCGTGGACGGAACTACCAAGAGACTGATGGTATTCCTACCACCTCGCTCATCTAAGTCTGTTGTTTGTAGTAAGCTGTTCCCTGCATGGTACATTGGTAACTTTGCAAACCATGAGATCATGTCTGTGTCACACTCTGACCAGCTTGCCAGTGATTTTGGTAGAACTGTCCGTGATATTGTCAACACAGAGAAGTTCCAGAGGATCTTCAAAGGTGTGTCACTACGAAGTGACGTAAAAGCCGCAGGTAAATGGAAAACAAACAAGAATGGTTCTTATTATGCTGCAGGTGTACGAAGCCAGGTAGCAGGTCGTGGTGCGCATGTGGCCTTACTAGATGACGTAATGTCTGAAGAAGATTCATTTAGTGAGGCAGGTCGTAGGTATATCAAGGAATGGTATCCTGCAGGTCTACGTACACGTATTATGCCCAATGGTGCAATTATTATTGTGAATACAAGATACCACTATGACGACTTGTGTGGTTGGTTATTAAAACAAGAATCACTTGTAGAGGAATCACAGTACCCCTGGGAAGTAATTAGCATACCTGCATGGCTTGACGAGACTGCGGCAGAGTTATTAGGGCTACCAGTAGGTACATCATACTTTCCAGAGTGGAAGCCTGACGAAGTTCTAAAGCTTGATGAGCAGGAAATACGAGCAACAAATGGTGCAAGGTACTGGAACTCCCTATATATGCAAGACCCCTCACCAGATGACGGTGGTATTCTAAAGAAGCGTTGGTTCCAGTGGTGGGATTATGACGAACCACCACCATGTGACTTTATTATCCAGACATATGATACGGCCTTTAGTACCCGAAGGACTGCCGACTACAGCGTTATACAGACTTGGGGTATCTTTAGCCAGTTTGAAAAGGATGACTATGGTGGTGAAACCATAACGTCTAACCTAATCCTATTAGGCAACGTCCGGGGCAGGTTTGAATATCCAGAACTGCGTAGACTAGCCCAAGATCTATTCCAAGATTACAGACCTGACGTATGTATCATAGAAAAGAAAGCCTCTGGTCAGTCACTCATACAGGATATGAGAAGGGCTGGCTTGCCTGTACTGGATTATCTACCTGACCGTGACAAGGTAGCACGTGTATATGCTTCAACACCCATGATGGAATCAGGACGTGTATGGTTCCCGAAGGATAAACAATTTGCAGATGATTTATATGAGGAGTGTATGTCATTCCCGAATGGCGCACACGATGACCAAGTTGACTGCATGACTATGGCTATTCATTACATGAAGGATAGCTGGAACCTTATACACCCAGAAGATCCTGACTGGGAAGACGATGTGAATTATCGTAGACAAAAGAGGGTTGCGTACTGGCGAACTTAATAGTATAATATAAAAATTGATCACATAACTAATTTACGAAGGACACGTAAAGAATGGCGACTGAAAAAAATCCATATGATGTAGACGCTCCAGTAAGCAATGTCATTGCACTGGACGTTGAACGAGACAAATCAGATAATGTAAGTATCGAACTAGATCCAGAGACTGGTGAAGTAGAAGTAGACTTTGGCCCTGTAGAAATTGAAATAGATGAAGATGGCATTGCTGTCATGGAAAAAGGTGGCTTCTATGAAAACCTAGTAGAAGCTATGGACGAAGACGAACTTGTAGATATTGGTAACGAAGTCTACGATAAATACGAAGCCGACAGAGATTCTCGTGCAGAATGGGAATCAATGTTTGAAAGAGGCTTCGATCTACTTGGTCTGAAGCTAGACGAAACTACAGAACCATTTGAGGGTGCAGCAACTGCAGTGCATCCATTGCTTATCGAATCAGCCGTGAAGTTCCAGTCACGTGCTTCTCAAGAATTATTCCCAGCAGCTGGTCCTGTCAAGACACAGGTATTAGGTGACGCTACAGAAGAAAAACAGCGTCAGGCTTCTCGTGTTCAAAACTTTATGAACTACCAGTTGACTGAACAGATGCCAGAATACTTTGACGAATTTGAGAGGATGTTGTTCCATCTTCCATTGATAGGTTCTGCGTTTAAGAAAATCTACTATGACGCAGCAGAAGAACGCCCTGTTAGTGAGTTTGTTCCCATAGATCAATTCTACGTGTCCTACTATGCCACAGACTTACGCAGGGCTGACAGGTATACCCATGTAATCTACCGCAGTCCACATGAACTGTATAGACAGATTGAAGCAGGTATGTATGCAGAAATGGATTTACCTAATGCAAAACAACCTGAACAATCAGCATTAACAGAAAAGATGGATACAGTCCTTGGTCTATCACCTTCTGGCGATGACGATCCACAGTATGTATTGCTTGAACAGCATTGCTATCTGGACATCGAAGATCATGGATATGCCTGTCCCTATATTGTAACAATCGAAGAACAATCTAAAAAGGTTCTGTCTATTCGCCGTAACTGGAACGAAGATGACAAAGCAAAGAAAAAGAAAATGTTCTTCACACACTATCGCTTTGTTCCAGGCTTTGGTTTTTACGGCCTTGGCCTAATTCACTTCCTTGGTAACCTTACCATGTCTGCAACTGCAGCATTGCGTAACCTCATTGATGCTGGTCAGTTCGCCAACCTGCCAGGTGGCTTCAAGGCAAAAGGTGTACGTATTGTAGGTGACAACGATCCTGTAGCTCCCGGCGAGTTTAAGGAAGTTGAAGCAACTGGCATGGATCTAACCAAGTCGATTGTGCCTTTGCCGTACAAGGAACCGTCTGCCACACTCTTTAACATGCTACAGTTTATCTCTGCAGCTGGTCAGAAGTTTGCAGACACAACTGAACAAGTTATTAATGATGCATCAAGCTATGGCCCAGTGGGTACAACTATGGCACTTCTTGAAGCATCTAGCAAGTTCTTTAGTGCTATTCACAAGAGATTGCATAAGTCACAGAAAGACGAATTTAAAATTCTGGCACGGCTGAACTACGAGTTTTTGCCGAATAAGTACCCCTACGATGTCCCAGGAATTACAGAGAATGTCTTTAGACGTGACTTCGATGGGCGTGTGGACGTGATCCCTGTCAGTGATCCTAACATCCCTTCATCAGCCCATCGTTTAATGATGACCCAAATGGCTATGCAGTTGGCACAGACTGCACCACCAGGTATGTTCAATATGGAAGAGCTAAACCGTACACTGTTGAGTGCGGCAAACATTCCTAACCTTGACAAGATCCTACCAGATAAATTAGCGGCTCAACCTCTTGATCCTGTATCGGACATTGAGGCGGCTGTTAAGGGTCTGCCTATCAAAGCCTTTGCAGGTCAGAATCATGACGCACACATTCAGATCAAGACTATGTACATGCAAGATCCAATGAATGGTGCAAATCCAATGATGCAACGTATTGCGCCAGTTCTTCAGGCAAACATTCAAGAACACATGGTAATGAAGTATGAGGAACAAGTCAATGGTGTCACACGTCAGATGATGGCTGAAGCTCCTCCAGGTGATCCTAATGCTCAAAACCCACAAGTTATTGAGATGGTTATGGCGCAAGCGGCACAACAAGTTATGCAAGCAAACATGGCTGCGGCACAAGGTGGACCTACACCTGAACAAGCTATGGTTCAGATGGAAGGTAAGCGTCTTGAGATTGAACAACAGAAAGTACAAGCACAACTTGCTAAAGAATCTGTTGAAGGTGCATTGAAGCAACGTGATCTGGATCTGAAAGAGCAGAAGCTGGCTCTTGATGCATACAAGTTTGGTGCAGAGAATACTCTGAAAGCTGACGAAAAAGAAGCAGATCGTAACAACAAACGTGCTATTGAAGCTTTAAAAATGATTTCTGATTTGATCAAGACACAAGAAAACCTTGACCAACAAGAAGCCATGAAAGCTGCTGACGTTCTTTCAAAGATGCTAATTGAAGGGAGCAAGCAAGGTGGCCCTCAGTAAAATTATCAAAGAAGTTATAAAGGGTGGTGCAAAGAAAACCGCACCTAAAGCAGCAACACCAACTGCACAAGGCGACTTATTTGAAGCAATGGCAAAGTCACCTGAAGCAGCTCAAAAAGAACTCAAGCGTATTATGTACACTAACCAAGAACGTACAGGTACAATCGGTGGTGAGTTTCGTCCAATTGAAGGATT